TTGTTGAAGCGGAAATTATTTTTTTAGCGTTAGATAATCAATCCGATGTTAAAAAATTATTGTCTTTAGAGTTAACAGGTTTATGGATTAACGAAGCAAGAGAGATTCCGAAGTCTATTGTTGATGCTTGTACGATGAGAGTAGGGCGTTTTCCGTCTATGAAAGACGGTGGACCAACGTGGTCAGGTGTAATTATGGACACAAACAGCCCAGATGAAACGCATTGGTGGGGAATTATGTCTGGAGAAGTGCCAACGCCGGAATATATTACCGATGAAGAAAAAATGACGTTAATTAAGCCTGATGATTGGCAATTTTTTACACAACCAGGCGCAATGGTAGAAAAAGTTAATAAAGAAGGCGTTTTAGAAGGATATGAAATTAATAAAGAGAGAGAAAACGCTGAAAATTTAAAAGAAGATTACTATAATAAGATAATTTTAGGAAAAAGTCGCCCTTGGGTTAAAGTTTACGTTTTAAATAAGTATCAAACGTTAATGGATGGTAAAGCTGTCTATCCTATGTTTAAATCAGAAACACATGTAAGTAATGCTCCTATAAAAGCGACATCTGGAGAAATTTTAGTAGGTATAGATTTTGGTAGAACGCCTGCGGCAGTTTTTTGTCAGCAAAGTATGGGCGGAAAATGGAAGATTTTACATGAATTAATAGCAAATGATATGGGAGCTACACGATTTAGTGAAGTGTTAAAGCATGAAATAGCTAGACAAGGATGGTCCGATAACGATATACGATATATTGGAGATCCTGCTGGTAATCAAATGGCACAAACTGATGAACATACCCCATTTATGATCTTACGAGCTAATGGCATTAATGCTGTTCCAGCTACAACCAACGATCCAATGTTGCGAGTAGAAGCAGTTGAAAATGTATTAAATCGTATGGTAGAAGGTAATGCCGCCTTTCAAATATCCCCCACCTGCCCTACGTTAATTGCAGGATTTGAAGGCGGCTACCAATACAGACGTATGCAAGTAGTTGGACAAGAAAAATATGATGAACGACCAAATAAAAATAGATTTTCTCACATACATGATGCATTACAATATGCTGTTATTGGTGGAGGAGAAGGTCGTAAAGTAACAACAAATAGTTCTTTTAAAGCAAGAGCTACAGTTGTGCAAAGAAGTTTTAATCCATTTGGGAAAAATCGTGGAAGAAAAGTGGCTAATATGTTTCGTAGGTTCTAGTAGTTGGGGATGGTGGAATGTTTTTACAATATTTAGAAAAAAATTTTCTCATACCTTTGCTTTACGATATAACAGTTTAACACAAAGTTGGATATTATTTGAATGGTCATCAAAAGGATTAATTGTTGACACAGTACCTAGAGATTATGTAGCGTGTATGATAAGTGAATTAAAAGAAAACGGTGTTGTGTTAGAAATAGAAAAAAAACCACATCCTATAACATTTCCTCTCTTGCCATTATATTGTGTTAGTCCTATAAGACATTTATGTGGAATAAAAAAATTATGCTTAACTCCATATTCTTTGTATTGTGAATTGCAAAAAATTGGAGGAGTATTCAAGTTTGGTACAGAAAATAACATTTAACTAATAGGAGAAAATAATGGGAGCTATATTTAACCCAAAACCTAAAAGAGATCCTAATGCTGAGCGTATGCAACAACAATTAGAGCAAGAACGTCAAAGTCGTTTGGATTTAGAAGCTAAAAATGCAGCAGATGAAGCCGATAGAAGAACTAAACGTTTTGGTTATGCTGGCTTAATGGGAGAAAATGCTACTTATGCTGGTTTTACTGGAAGTGCAGATAAAAATCCAAAAAGACAAAAAACACGAAATCTTGGCGGAGGTGGAGCAGTTTAGATGGCACAAATAGAACCTCGTACTGATCCAAATCCTTCTAGCCCACAAGGAGCGCAACAATCAAGTTTGTACGAAAGTACAATGAAGATGTTTAAAGAAGCTAAAAAACGTAGGGATAATTGGGTTAGCACTTGGGATGAAATTAATGATTATGTATTACCTGGTCGTGAAGGATTTTTTGATTCTAATACAGGAAGTGAATCTTTTGGTAATAAACGTACAGATTTAATTTATGATGAAACTGCTGTTGTTGGAGTACCACGATTTGCGTCACGTTTACAATTAGGATTTTTTCCACCAAATGGTCGAGCATTTAGATTAATGCCTGGTCCAGAATATCCTGGTAATATGCGTAGCCAAAGAGTTATGGCAGAATTAGATAATGCAACAGATTTAATACATGAAGGATTACGTAATAGTAATTTTAATTCTGAATTGCATGAAGGTTTACAAGATTTAGGTATAGGTACAATGAATATGATTTGTGAACCTGGTCGATTTGTAGGCGATTTAAAATTTACTGCTGTTCCTGCAACACATGTTGCACTATTACCATCTAAAGGTGATGAAGTCGGATGTTGGTTTCATTGGCGTAATGATTTACGTTTAAGAGATTTACAACAAACATATCCGCATTTTAAATTATCACCACAAATTTTAGAAGATATAAATCGTAATCCAGATAAAAAAATGAAAATTATTGAAGCTACTATGGTAGATCAATCTAAACCATTTGAAGATGCTTGGATTAAAGTATGTATATCTGAAACACATAAAGAAATATTATATACTACAGGATATGTAGGATCAGGAAGTAACCCTTGGATTTCTACACGTTGGTCTAAATCTGGATTTGAAGTTTGGGGTAGAGGGCCTATATTACAAGCAATGCCAGCAATTAAAACTTTAAACTTAACAGTTAAGTTAATTTTAGAAAATGCAGAAATGGCAATAGCTGGTGCATATATGTATGATGATGACGGAGTGTTTAATCCTGAAAATATTATTTTACAACCTGGTACTTTTGTTCCAAGAGCCGCAGGTAGTAAAATAGAACCATTACAATCACCATCACGATTTGATGTAGCACAATTAGTATTAGAAGAACAAAGACGTAATGTAAGAAAAGCATTGTTTATTGATGAGTTAGAACGTGAAGGTGCAAAAACACCATTGTCTGCAACAGAAGTTTCTCAAAGATTAGCAGAAGTAGCAAGAGATATGGGTGCTGTAGCTGGTCGTATGCAAAGAGAATTTTTACAACCATTAGTTAATCGTATTGTATACATATATAAAGAAATGGGATTATTAGAATTACCACGTATAGATGGTAGAGAAATACGAATAGTTCCAGTAAGTCCTTTATTACGAGCGCAAGATCAACAAGATGTATCGGATTTTATGCGATTTAGTGAATCTATTATGGCATCGTTTGGTCCACAAATGGCAATGATGTTATTAAATAGAGAAAGAACTGTTAAATGGTTAGCATCTAAATTTGGTATAGATGAAGATTTATTAAACAGCCAAGAAGAATTACAAGCAGAAGTAGAACAAGCCGCAGAAGTTATGCAACAAATGCAAGGAGCTGAAGGCGGACAACCACCAGGTCAAGGAGGACCAATACAATAATGGTAGCAAAAAAATATCAAAATCCTGACGGCGGATTAAACGAAGCAGGTAGAAAACATTTTGAAAATAAAGATGGAGGTAATTTAAAAAGACCTCAAAAAACAGGTACAGGTCCTCGTAGAGTAAGTTTTGCCGCACGTTTTGGTGGTATGGCAGGAGGTATGAAAAAACCTAATGGAGAACCAACTCGTTTAGCATTAGCTTTAAGAGCTTGGGGTTTTAGAAGTAAAGAAAGCGCAAGAAATTTTGCTAATAGACACAAGAAAGATAAAGGTTAATGGTAACAAAAAATAATACAGTAGCATCTTGTGATGGATTTCAATATACAAAAGATGCTGAAAGCCGATTAAATGGCACAGCAGTTCGTGTATTTGAAACAGAAAGCGGAGCTGAATTTCTTCGCTATTTAGAAAATATAACTATTAATAATATTAATGCGTCTGGCATAGATGAAAGTGCTTTAAAACATATTGAAGGACAGCGTTGGATTGTTGGTGTTATTAAAAGAAGAATATTTTTAGGAAAACAGGAGAAGTCATAATGAGTTTTAAAAATATAAGCAGAACTTTAGGAGATTTTGGTTTTGCAGGTAATGTAAAAAATCGTATAGCTAGACTTAAAATAGAAAATGTTGCTAAGTTAAAAGTATCAGGCGGTGTTTGGGGTAGAGGACATACTCATAATCCAACAAATACTAGTTCTTATAAAAAATATAGAAATGCTGAACATATAGCTAATGTAGAATATAAAATATCGAAAGGAAAAAAATAATGGCAATAGGAATGAAAAAGTCTAAAGCAAAAGGTTATGGACCAGGTACTAATACTGGTGGAGCTAAACCTAAATTTTGGCGTGATCCATATGCAGAAGGTACTGGAGATCCAAAACTACAAGAAGGAACAAGAGCTTACAATAAACAATTAGGAGAATTTGAAGCTCATCAAAGACGTTATAATAAAATAATGAAAGCTAAAAAACGTAAAGGTTATAACCAAAACGATAAAGGATAAAAACCCATGAATGAAGAAGCTCAAGTAGAAACAGAAGTAGAATCAACTGAAACAGAAGTTCCGCCAACACCAGCAAGTGAAAGTGTTGAAGAAGTAAAAGCAGAACGCCCTGATTGGTTGCCTCAAAAATTTGAAAGTCCAGAACAGTTATCTGTTGCTTATGGCGAATTAGAAAAACGTCATTATCAGCGTACAGATGATTTAAAAAAGACTGTAGCAGAAGAAATGCAAGAACAAGCATTTGCTGATGTTCCAGAAGTTCCACAAGATTATAAAGTTGCTGATGATTTAGGTGTTGAAATACCTGAAGATGATGTAATGCTAAACTGGTGGAAAGATCGTTCTCATCAATTAGGTTTAAGTGATAAAGAGTTTAATGGTTTTATTAAAGAATATCACGAAATGGCACAACAAAGTGGACCTGATACAGATGCAGAAATAAATGCTTTAGGTGAATATGGCGAAAAAAGAGTAGAACGTGTTAACGAATGGTTTAAATCTAATATGGAAAAAGAAAACTATGAAGTGTTAGCACAAATGCCTATTACAGCTCCGTTAATTCAAGCATTAGAAAACATTATGGAATTAGCTGGTCAACCAGGTGTTACCATAGAAGATAGTGG